TTAAAATTTAAGGTATTTTGTAGCTGAATACCCTGTTACGCTCTTGTACTTAACTTTCGTCCACGTGCTGCCCTTTGAAATTACTTTAACGCTCGCACCCTTTGGAATCTTACCGATAACTTTGGATGATCCTTTTGCACTCTGTCTGATCATCAATGGGTCAGATTTTGTGACTACCTTAGCATACACAGTTGCTTTGGTAACTTTCTTCACGGCTGTTTTTACAGCTTCCTTAGCCTTGGTAGCTGTTCCCAGCTTTTTATTACAGATTCCCTCTGCAATCAGCTTAGCAATCTTATTAACGTTTTTACCGATCTTATAATCGGACTTGGAGTCACAGAAAAAGCTCTCTGTCATGATCGTTGTTGCCTTTGTGCCATTCAGCATGTACAGGTTCGTTCTCTTCTGCACGTCACGATCTGTAAATCCAGCGGATACCAGTTTCTTCTGTACTCTCTTTGCGTACTTCTTACCATTTTCGGAAACGTATAATACTTCTGTTCCGTGTGCTTTTCCGTTATAGCAATTCAAATGACCTTCTACGACAAGATCATAGTTCTTTGCATTTAAACGTGTCAGTTTCCATGTTTTTTCCTGTGATGCAGCGGTAAATACCTTCTCTGGGCAGATATACAGATCAACACTGTGTCCGTCGCTTTCAAGATATTCTTTTACCTTTTTCATCAGCTTTTTATTGTACTTATACTCGTTTACTCCTCCGCAATCTTCGCCACTTGCAGATGTGTATGATCCATTCTTAAGTAAGCTGTGTCCTACTGTCAATGCGATTCTCATATGCTTACACCTCCTGATTGTTTGATAGCTGGTTATCTTCTGTCTGTTCCTGTTCCTCTGGATTCTCTAAGTCAGTTTCAGGTAACGGAGTCTCTGCGTAATTTGTCCATGTTCCGTCATCTAACTCTGTCGTATGATTGATCTTATCTTCTCTGCTGACTTCCTCTACTTCCTCTAAACCAAATACTGAGTTATTCAATTTCCCATCGTCCAGAAGGTCCTTAACTCCATCAAACCATAGCTGCACGATCTCTTTTAACATTTTATCGCTAACAAATACCTGAATCGGTTTAGGCAGCATTGATCTGGCCAATCTAATTACATAATCAAATTTCTGCTGTCCTTGTTTAGATGCACGGAAGGTTTTCTCTGCTTCTACAAACAGCTTGTATACATCCAGTCTGATCCCTTCCAGACCTTTTTTTGTGATATAGTCGATCAATTTCTTAATCAAAAAAGCAATGATCAATACTGTGATCACTGCCAGGAATAATACCTTATTCTGTTCAAATAATTCTTTCATTTTATCTCTCCTTCTTAGATTCCAACTTGTTTGAATGCAAATCCGAGCACTACTCCAATTAACGCAGTCAGGACATGCATAGATATGCTTCTCCACTTCTCTCCGTCTCGGTTTTCTAACTCTTCAAGTCGTTTATTCTGTTCTGTTTGGTTAACAAGCATATGTTCCATGTTGATCGCAAGCTTTTGCACGGACAGCGTGAGGTCGTTAATCTGTCTTACTGTCACTTCGAGATCTGCAATTCTTTTATTCTGCCGAACTTGCTCACGGTCTACGCCTTTGGCAAACTCTTCATGCTCATGCCTTCTTAAGTATTCGTCATTCAATTATGTCTCCTTCCTCAACTTATCATTGCTGTCATTGTTGCTTGACTTGTTTCTAATTCAGAAGAAAATATGCAATAGAAGCAACTAGCATCGCTTTCATTCACTTCAAGCCCTACGCTGATTTTAACTTTTCCTCCAACTTCTACTGGATTCGGAGACATACTTACAGACTTAATTTCAATAATTTCCGCCATTACAACTACACCACCTTCAGTTCTATCGGCTCTATCAGAACTTCGTCCAATATCACATATTTAATATCAAGTGTGTATGTGCCTCGTTGTTTTGGGGAGACTATGGCTTCGATCTCATGCTCATAAATCTTACAATTTCCGTTGCTTTCTTCTACCTTATCTTTTAAACGTAATAAAGAAAATGAAGCTTCTTCAATCACAAAATTTTGATCTTTGATAGAATGAATTGAAATTCTTATACACCTTGTTTCCCCAGCATTAAGCATTACTTTTTTCTTACTTTGCATACCAGCCTCCTATATTTTCTTCTAATTATTTAAAGTTGCATAGATATCTAACGGCTCTAATGTCACTCGCATAGAGGCTAAATCCACAGTGATAATATAAGTCGCATAATATCCAATATTACCAGCTTCATCATAGGCGGTAAGTCCTATCACATACTTGCCGTTTAATGTCGCTGGAATAACTGCATCCCATATCTCCGGAGAACCCGGAGAATCCTTATTTCTGTATAAAACAACGGATTCTCCGTTAATCTCTCCCTCTAACCGAACAACCATAGATTGCTCCTTAGTCTGTTACTTCAACGCTAATTACAAATGTTTTACCGCAATCAACAGGGTTTGGAGTTAATGTTACAGACTTGATAACTGGTGCTGCTGTATCCAGTGTAACTGTTCTTGTAACTGTTGTAGACTTACCAGCACTGTCGGTAGCAACAACTGTGATTGTGTTTGTTCCATTTGCAAGAGTAAGGTCTTTAGTAAATGAACCATCTCTTCCGACTGTAACGGACTCTGCTGTTCCACTGTTAAGTTTGATTGTAACTTTAACAGGACTGGAAGTAACATCGTTTGTAGTACCTTTGACTGTACAAGCAGATTTGTTTGTAATAAGCTTGTCTGCTGGGCTTGAAAGAGTCAGTGTTGGTGGTACTGTATCTACCTTGAATGTAGTTGAGTTTGTAGCGGCTGCGTTTCCATCATAATCGGATGCATCAAGTTTGATTGTATGACTTCCATCGGATAACGCTGTAGCCGGTGTATATGTACACTGGTATCCGCCTGTGATCGCTGTCTTAGTGATCGCATCGCCTGTTACTTTAGTACCACTGTCAAGTGTAATACCGATTGTTGCTGGGTTAACTCCAGAATCAGCATCGGTAACTTTCCATGTGATCGTAGGTTTGCTGTTTGTAGAGAATGAACCAGCTGTTGGGCTTACAATTGCAATAACTGGAGCTACTTTCTCTTTAACTGTTAATCTAAGGGATGATCCTAAGGTAGAATCAGTTGCATCTTTTGAGGTTGAGTTTCCTGCCTCATCCGTTGCTGTTACTTTTACTGGATAGTAATGTCCGCTCTGGTTATAACTGGATTTTGACGGAGCTGTAATTGTAGCCTCGTATTTCCCTGTTGAGCTGTTAAGTGTAAGTGTATATGTCTGTCCGTTAATGACGGTTTGTACTGTTTTTACTGCCATATTTCTTTTCTCCCTTCAATATAGGCTTTGTGTATGTTTTATAATTTTGTTTTTTCTCTTTTAATTACATGGGGCTCTTATCTTCATCATAGGCTTTGTCCTTAATCCCCTACCATATAAGAACATGTTACATTCAGCCATTGATTGACTGGAACGTCAATTACAGATGTTGTACCATAACGTTCTATGCTAACTTTTCTAGTATTATAGTTAATGACTAGTGAAAACCTGTTAAGCCCACTTCCTTGTTGTACAAAACGTATATCTTCCATAGGAACTTCTATCTCATCTGGTAATTTAAACATTTCAACAACAGGAAGTCCATTACCGGTACTTTTTGTACTTAATACCTTTGAATTTCCAATTGTTCCAATGATGCTTACAACATTCCCATACTGACGTACCCTAACTTTGGAACTTGCTCCATAATGAGTACAACCATTAAAAAAAGTATCGACAGTGATCCAGCCTGTATCTTTGATCTTCTGCTTTTCCAATTCTTTCTGTAAAGTTTCTAATGTGACTACTTTTTCGTCAATTTTGTCCATGTTGTCATTTATGTCTTTAATGTTTACATGATCGTTCTCTTCTGGTTTTATCAGATTTAAATTTTTTGTTTTTGTGCTCATGGCATTTCCTCCAATTCAGTGCCGCTTCGTAATCCTTCCCATGTATACTTGTGCATCTCGCTCCATGTGTACTTGTTCATTGTTTTCCATTTGTTGTACCTTATTCCAATGTCCATCGTGATATTTAACGGCGCAATCTCTTCAAGTAGCTTCTTAAATTCGTCTTCCATAGCTTTTTTCTTAAGGCCTAACAGGCAAATCATTTTCATTTCGTCAGGTACAATGGCAATCGTATAATTTCCTTTTCCTAACAAATCATTCATTTTATTCATAAGGCTTTCTTGCGTGTATGGATAGCTATCATACCATTTCATCATTACGCGGAATCTCCTCAGTTCTAGGCTATCCGTATCCTGCGGATTTATGCCAAGAATCTTTTCTCGTCGTCTTATCCCTGTTTCTGATGATTCTGCAATAGTCGTATTACTATCGCAGCCTGCAATGTTATCCTCAAATTTTTGTCCAACGACTTCTTCAGCATCAAATATCGCTTTCATTTCATCAATTTCAAATATACATTCTGGATACTCTAAGTGCATGTTATCACTCCTTTGATCGGTACAATGTCTTTTTGTAGTGTTATATTTCCATTCTGATCTGCGTTTTCTAATACAACATTAGATACATCTACTACTCCTTCGATGTTATAAATCGCATTTTCAACAGATGCGCGTCTTACAACAATACTATCTGTCGTTGCCCATTTCTTTCTTAATTCGAGTAAATAGGCTTCAACCGCATTATTTATCTGCGTAGTAAGTCCTTCAGTCGTATATTCTTCATCGCATGTAATCGCAGCACTGACATTTATCGTCTGTGATTCTACCGCTTTGATCGTTATCACATGCCCGATCGGTGCAATTCCGTTTCCATCTCCTGGCGAACTTATTGGATCAACCTTTTCCTGCACGCTTGAGACAAGCTCCTGTGATGGCGCTCCATACTCATCCGATATGATCGCAATATCTATCGTGCTGCCAATCCTTCGATAAGCTTTTACACCGCCAACTCCATCAATTGCTCCAATTTCCTGTTCATAATATTTGCGGTTCCCTGCATATGGCTTGATTTCAAAAGAATCCAATAATCGCATTCGATACGATTCTTCATCCTCTTCATCTTTTCCTTCGACAAGTAATTTTGTCAACAATGCATCTTCCAATCCATCTACATCATCTAGGCACATAAGATCTCCAGTCCATCCATTCGGTTCTGATCCGGCATCTTCACATTCTAACCTGTATTTATGCTCTTCATCGTTGATCAGCTCCGTTACAATGTAATTGTAATCATCTCCGGAAAACTCTGTACCGATCGGTACCGCAACATTAAACACTCCTTCGAACTCTGCTGGCGTCGCTTCATCAATGTAGATTCCTCGTTCTTGTCCAAATTTAACCAAATGATCAAGATCTGCCGTATCTGGATACTGATTGTCTGCAACTGCTCCAAGATCTATGTATGCCTGCTCCAAACGTGCTGCTTGTTTTGCACACGCGTTATAGATCAGAGAGCCTTCGCTCGTGTCCAAACCATCCGGCATATCTTCCATCATTTCATCCATGATTGACTCAAATGTTACATCCTCATACCTCGGCTGTTACCTCCTCTTCTCCGTAGTCTGTTAATAATGTAAATTGTATTTTTAATCTTTCAGCTGATCGTTCAATTTGCAGATTATCAATCCCACTTATATATGCATTTACTTCCAAGCAATCGGTAAGCATTCGATCAACCTCAGAATAGACATATTCATCGGAATATGTCTTTCCAATCAGATCACAGATTTCACAACCATAATCCCAGGAATATTGAAAAAACTTATACCGTTGAGTACGTATTGCAAAATACGCCCATACTGCAAGAGCACGTGCTCCCTCTGCTATCTTTCCTGTTAATTTCCCTGTTGCAAAATCTATATCATACTCTCGTGGATAATATTCTTCTTCCTCTTCCTCAATCAGCTCTTCTTCTGTATCTTCTTCGAATGGAAACATTAAGCACTCACCACCTTGCAAATTACAACATATTGGTCGTCACTGATCTGAATGATCAGCACTGTATCTCCATCGGCAATAGTTACACCATCAGCGATCAAATAATCTTCTGGATCAAGTCTCTGTCCTCCGATTACCACCTGTCCGCCTACGACACGTGCAAGTTGTAACTGTTCTGGATTATCTTTACTTCCCTGTTCTCTCATAACATTTAATATTCTCTCATATGCGTTCCTTACAGTATTCTCCTTCCTTGTTGCCAATGCTGTACATAGTATGTGCTGCTTAAGCTACTGATCTTAACTCCACCAGAGGAAGAGCAATGAATAAACTTTCCAGATCCAATATAGATCCCTACATGACTTGCTCCGGCTTTATATGTCCCCTGAAAAATCACTAAGTCGCCTTTTTTTAAGCTTCCCTTAGAAACTTTCTTGCCTTTTTGCGATTGTGCAAGCGCTGTCCTTCCAATGTTTTTGCCGGCGGATTTTTTGAAAACGTATGAGGTAAACCCAGAGCAATCCGATCGTCCTGATTGTGGAGATGATGCTCCGTAAACGTATCTTACTTTTCCAATATAAGATTTCGCTTTTTTTATTACCTTATCAGCTTTCGATCTTCCAGATGATACTTGCTTGTATCCTGTCCCATTTCCAATAATTGCGTAACCTGAACGTCGTCCGAACCGATTGCATTGTGATCTCGTCTTCATAAGTAAATCGAAATGATAGACTCCATTGACTACCTTAATCGCTCCACCTCGGTCATTGACTTTATGGACCTTCTTGTCTCGGCTTGTTTTTGTTCCCAACACTTGGATCTGCGTTCCGTATTTTATACTACCTGGTGCTGCACATGTATATTTGCTTGGATCCAATTTCTTGCCCTTGCAATCATAATAACCACCTTCCATTTTGTTATCTGCTGGATAATAGGCTGTATATAATGCTTTTACCTTTTTACCATTTAGGATTCCACTGCTTTTTGTGCTAGAGGAACTACTACTTGATTCTGTGTCACCTTCTTCCGTCTCCATCAAATTCTTAAACGCAAGTTCTAACGTCATCATATGCGTTCCGTTTTCAAATGTATGCGTGTCGTTACTGATCCAAAACGTTCCGGTCAAACCAGAATCCGTATCATTTATCTTTATTCCATATCCTGACTTGCATCGAATGTCTCCGATCGCAGTCAATGATGCAGTCTTCTCAAGACCAGCAAGCGTATTTTTTGCTTGCTTTTTTCCATTTCCCTTTTCAACTGTAATTGACTCCTGGAATGTACCATAAGTCTTTACCCAGTTTTTGTTTGATACAGTACCTATCTTCTTATTCTTCTGGTTGTAGATCACAACCTTATTAACCATGCTGTCCGTTGTTTCCTCATAAGATGATTCTGTGATTCCTTCCTGCTGATTCAATATAACTGGAAGCATTGAACCCTTTTTGATCACTGACAGTCTGTCTCCTTCCATGATCGGCTGATAACTTGTCCCTGTCTTTTTATAGGCTTTTGTATATGCAGCTAATATCATGTTGTAATACTCCTTATCTGTCACTAACAACTTACTGATCTTCATGTTTGTTTTTGCAATGCTTTTCGTCTTTATCTTCAAGTCTTTACAGATCAGCTGTGTGATCTGCTCCGGCTTCTTTTTCTTAAACTTGTAGGTTCCTTTGGAACGTATTAAATGCAGCATATAATCATAAGCGGTGTATGTGATCGTTCCTGCTTCGCCTTTTCGTCCTCGCTTGGTTATCTTGCCGTGGAACAATTTTGTTTTACCATTATAGAAGCAGATCACATCTCCATCTTTAATGTTTGGCACTTTAAAATGACTGTCTCCTGCTTGATTCAGTATCGTAAATTCAAAGCAACGTGCCGCAGAGTATGCACTCCCAGACCACGTCATTGTTCCAATCATATTCGTTATGTTATTGCCATTTTGCGTAACTTTTAGATCTAAACTCATTTTACAATCACCAGCTTCGTTCCTGGGTAAATATATCTCCCATTACTGCTACTTCTTCGCCCATGCTTCTTTGCTGCTTTTTCAATCACTGTTTTGTTCTTCTTATAAATCTTCTTCCAATTCGAAGATTTCCCTGTTTTCTTTTTGGCGATCTTCCAAAGTGTATCGCCTTTTTTTATTGTGTATTTTGTCGTTTTGGTACTCTTCGTACTTCTTTTTTTGCTGTTGCTCTTTTTTGTTACCTTTTTGCCGTTCGATGTCTTTTTCTTTGGCGTTGAATAAGATACTGTCACATATTCTTTTAGATTCAGAGTAAAAGCAACATCCCCAGAACTATCTTCCTCTCCATACTCAAAACTTTCGATCGATACGACTTTATTAAAATTCACTTTTCCTGTCATAATAAAAGTGGGAGTGATTTTTCCTCTCTCCCACTTTTTTATTTTCTCTACGTAAGTATATGGATTTGTATCAAATCCGGTATACTGGCAGAAATTATATTTTTTGGCTGGAAAGAAGGAACTTATTTCTACAGTTTCTAAGTTCCTCTCTCCAAGCAGATTCACCTCGCCTTTTCGATGCACGTTCTCTGACGTGTTCTGTTGCGATGTTGCAATTTTAAAACTAGATGGCAATACCGGAAACCGGATCTTGTCACTTCCATTATTTAACCAAATTTCCATTAACTATCCTCCTATACCGGTACTGCTTCTAATTCATCAGCAAGTGCCTTCGCAATCTTATGAATATCTGCTTCTTCACGGACTATGATCGTATCAGCAAATTTTTCAATACGATACGTTTTCTTTCCGTCTTCCCTTGCACGTCTGATAGACTCGTCGTGTGGGTACACCCTCGTTCCATGTGGCAGATCAATCAATTCTCCACCTTTTTCATGTACCTGAGCAAGCCCTCCGGACCAGTTCAGCGTTCCTTTGGCAAGCATAGGAATCTTTGGAATATTAATTCCCTTACCTCCAAGTTTTGGAACCCAACTCGGAATTTTTAATCCATTCAATCCAGATATAACTGAATTTACAAGTCCTATTACCTGATTCAATGGTCGTTTTGCAAATCCAACAAGAGCCTCAAATGCTCCTTTGAATATTGTTTTCACACCAGTCCATGCCTTTTTCCAGTTTCCTGTAAATACACCTTCTAAAAATGTTATTATGCCACTAAATGCTGTTGTAACTCCATGAATTATGTCCAGTGTTGATTTAAGCCATCCTGATGCTCTGGCTACAATAAATTTAAATGCAGCACCAAATGCAATTTTAAATGCTCCAGCAACAAATGTTGCAGCTGGTCTTAAAAACTTAACAATTGCGGCTCCTGCTTTTCCTATCTTTCCAAAAGAACTAGCTGCCATTGATCCAATCTGACGAGCAGTTTTTCCAAGTTGTTTTGTATCAACTCCTGCTGCATTCATTGCTTTCACAACCGCTTTCTGCATTTTTTTAGCTCCAGCTGTTATCTTGTCCCAGTTTTTGTAAACGAGAACAGCTGCAACTGCAATAGCAGCAAGCACTAATGCAATCTTTCCTCCAGGTCCTAAAAATGCTGATATACTTTCAGCCTTTGTAAATTTTGCATATAATCGAACCATATCTCCAGCTAATCCGCCAACACCTTTTGTTAAATCTCCTATAATTTTTATTACAGGTCCTACTGCTGCCGCTGTCAAAGCCATTTTAACAATAAATTTTTGAGTTTCTGGACTCATGTTTGCGAACTTCTTCGCAAGATCAGCAAGTTTTGTTGCACCCTTCGTGATCGATGGAGCAACTACCTTCAAGACTGATGCACCAAATACAGTCATTGAGTTTTTTGCACTATTCACTGATTTCTTAATGTCTGTAGTTGATGTTTTCATGTCCTTCAAAGCATTTTCTGTTGAACCAGCTGCCTGATTCATCTTCTTTGTCTTTTCTTTGAAGGTGTCGTATTGCGAACCAGTGAGTGCTAAAGCTGCCGTAAGTGCTCTCGAATTACTAAACAGCTTCGCCATCTTATCTGATTGCCCTCCAGTTTCTTTTTTTAGAATCTGAAGAACTCCACTCATGCCTTTCGCTTTGATCATTGCCTGTCCGTTCTGATATCCATATTTTTTCATCAGTTCGGACATTGCATCGGTTGGCTTTAAGAGTCCTGTGAAAAGTCCTTTGAGCTGTGTTGTAACCTCTGCGGTATTTCCAGTGACACCTGTAAGAGTTGCCATACTACCAAAAAGCTCTTGATAAGACACGCTTAACGAATTTCCAAGAGGAAACAATGGCTGCATTGATGCCGCTAATTCTTTATACGTTGTAACTCCTAACTTTTGTGTTTGGAATGCCATATCAGAGATACTTTGTGCCGTCTTCGCATTTACACTGTTATACCCCTTCATGGCTGATGATATCAACGCTACAGACTCAGCAACTGTTGATCCTCCACCTTTTGCTGCTTTCGCAGATATTGCAAAAATATCTTGTGTCTTCTTACCACTGTCTCCAATGGAAGATATCATCTGATATACACCTTTTGACACAGTTCCAAGTGCAATTCCTGTATCATTCGATACCTGTATTGCAGTATTTTTATATTTTTCTAAGTGATCTTTATTATCGAGCAATGTATTGACCTGGCCCATATCCTTCTCAAAGGAACTTGCCATCTTAGCAGTTGCTCCTGCCACTCCAAGGATCGGCATCGTCACATTTTTTTGTAACGATGCTCCAACCGACGACATGCTTTTTCCGACATTTTTAATCTGATTTGCCTGGCGTTTCATATAGCCTACTTGATGTTTTGTCTGTTCTGCCGCCTTTTGCAATGGTCCTGTGTACTTGTCTATAAGTCGTAAGGTCGCATCAACTACTTTGCTCCTTGTACAAATCCTCTCTTTCTTGACATTCTTTTTTTATGAATCCTCTTATTAGTATTCTCTCATTTGCTCCAAGTGAGTAATAATGCGATGGTGTTATGTTATGATCACGAAAGAGGAGATACGCCATCTGCATATCTCCTCTTTCGTCGATTAGTTTTTTACATCTTCATCTGTTATCACCTCTGGACTGGAAAGTTCTGCAATCTTAACTGCAATATCTGCAATTTCTGTCTTAAACAAGATTTTAGCCAATTCTGCTGCATTCTGTGCACCAAAATGATCCTGTAATTCTTTGTTTGTAAGATCTGGATTTACAACACCTTCAGCAACTGTCATTGAATTTGCCGCAAACGAAAGTGTATAATCATACGTACCATTTTCGTTCAGTGGTAATGTCTGCAACTCTGTTAATCTTTCTGCATCAATCTCCTGAATCTCAATCACAGGATCACCAACAAGTTCCTGCATATTTCCACTCTTATAAGTTCCTCTTTTCTTATTTCTTACATCGTTTTTGTCAATCTGCAATAATTTCTGTAATAAATCCATATATCCTCCTAAATTGTATCAATCATTTCTGCATTCATAAATGTAAATGCGTATGATTCTTCACCTAATTTGTTTGCTTCCCAGTCTGCAAGAGTAATTTCATCGAAACTTACCCCTGTCAGCTTTACGCGTTCATTTCCTAATGCTGCCGGATCTTTTACCGCTGAAATGATTGTGATATCCGGCATAATACCCTTTTTTACATCTTCCAGCAATAATTTGATCATATAAGATGAAACCTTATTTAATTTTAAGGTTCCTGTTCCCTCAAGCTGTGTGATCTTCTTTCCCTTATTCAATGTTCCACACTGCGGTACATCTGACTTTGTGATCTTGTACTTTGCTTCTAATGCTGTCGCTTCTGCCATATACTGATCATTCAGCCACACATATCCATATGTACCATTGATCACATTGTTTACATTATAACTATCCCTTCATAAACCTCCTGATCTTTGTCAGAGTCTGACAAATTAAATATTGATTTCAAGATATACGTCTTCGATTGCATCATTCATCTGAATCTGTGCAATTAAGAACACTTTATCTCCTGTATTTGCCTGTTTGATCTCATCACTGCTCATTTCTGTCGTATCAACTCCATGCTCTGTTAAATATTTTTTGTTGCTTTCAATATCAATACTAACTGTCGCAGATACTAATACATTCTGTGCAACAAGGTTATCCATATAACCCTGTACTGCTGCAACTAATACACATTTATTATCATAGATATTTGTCTTCTTGCCGATCCATTCATTTCTGATGATCGCACGAATATCCGTCCTCATTGTGTCCATTACATCAACAAGCTTGATTTTCTTGTACTGATCACCTTTCTGGTCCGTCTTTGTTGTCAGTGAATTGACAGCACGTGCGATTCTTACTTCTCCTGCATCATAAAAAAGAATCAGTTTTCCAGCATCAACCGCTGTATCCATTTCATTTTTTGATAATCTTGTACAATCTGTTGCATCCGATAAGATACTGTACGTTGCACTCTCTGTGATCGGAGTTCCTGCAAGTAATCCACAAATTCGTGCACAATACTGTTCTGCTGTGTATAACTTGTCCCCAACAGTTACGCTTTCTGTGGAAAAGTTTATAATTGCTTCATTATCTGCGGTATTCTCAGGAAGCACCGCTTTCACAGACTTTCCGATTTCTCTCTGTTCTTTTACCCAGGCAACAATCTTTGCTGCTTGTCCTTCTGCTGATCCACTTAATGCAACATAACTTGCATCTTCATCTCCTAATGCTTTTAATGCATCATCAATCTCTGTATAATCAGCACCCGCAAAGGCAATGATTGCTCTCTTTGGCTTCTCTGATCCACCCAGCAGCATCATATTGATCTGCTCTGCAAACTTCGATGCAGCACTTGGAATCTCATCTCCTGGTGCGATCTTTAGGATTCTGTCTTTGTTTGCTGCCGGTACGATCAGACCAGCACTTTTGCTCCCTGAACGCTCAACTAATGTTTTTGCTAATTCGATAAATTTTATTGTAATACTAGGAATGCCCCTTTGTTACAACCTCCTTTATTTTAACTTCTTTCATCATCTGCTCTGTTGCGATTTCTCTACAATCTTCAAAAAATTCAACCTTAAATACAAATTGTATAATATTTCTTGCCTGTCCAGTATATTGGACTTCTGCATCTTCTACAAAAAGCTTTTCGTCTCCAACATTTAAATGATCGCCTAATTTGTCTCTTATCTTCTCTACAACTTCGAGCTGTTCAGCTTCATTCTTCTCATATTGTAAAAGTGTTGTCTCAAACATGTAACTCGATCGTGTAATACTTGCTGTCTCCCTTTGTTTAAAGATCAGCGGTATCATTTGCACAAATAAAGAAGGTGTTTCATACCCTTCTTCAACTTCGTTGCTGTAGATCTTCATTTCTGGAAGTGCTTCCCGCAACACTTTTATATAACTTAACTTCAATTCTTTGATCGGTATCATTTGTCTATTTCCTCGTGAATCTTTTCTAACATCTTTTCAGCCCTTCGTCCATGTTCAAGATTCCATCTTTCGATTACTGGTTCTTTGATTCGTCTTCCAGGAACGAAGCCAACTGTCTTTCCGCCACCTTGAACTTTCTTCTTGTTGCGGCTTACCACTGTAACCATCTCATGACCATTGTTTACCAGATGGAAATGTGCTCCTTTTTTGCTTCCTTCTGCGAAGAAATCTGTTTCCATGTTGTACTTATTAGCTCTGATCTTTGAAAATCTGAAACCACGTACAAGATTTCCTGTATGCTTATCAACTGCTCTCCATGTTTCCTTTACCATATCCTTGTTAAAGTCTTTTCGTTCTTTTTTCAGTCCGTCTTCGACAAGATCTGGATATATCTTCAATGCATTTTCCATCCCACTGATCAAGTCATCAGCTCCATCAAATTCCATTCCATCCATAATCTGCTCTTTTCTTTTTGTATTCGGTGCACTGAATCTCAAGCATCACATTTTGCTCTTCCATGTCAGTCACATATTTCACTTCCAGCTTCTTATCATGATATAAAAGGATCGTATCCGGATGAATATCTTCCCGATACCTCGTATATAATATGTAAGAAACTTCTGGAGACAGTTTCAGAGCATCATAATATTCACCACCTCTAACCGATCGGACTGTTGCCCAGATACGTTTCCCCTTTTCATGAGTTATTGTGTCCTGTCCAATCGCATCCTGTGATGCTTTCGCTTCACAAATGTATACTTTTTTGTTCATTGCCCCGATATCTATCGCTTTCATAACCAATTCTCCGCATACTGATAAATAATCGTATCAACTACCTTGTTCACGTTTGTCTTATCAACGTACATCCTGCGATTATCATACATATCCTGTACAAGGACTAATACTGCGATTGTTATATCTTCGTGTGTGTCGATTCTTTCATCATCAAGACTTGTCTGACTGCGTACATAACTTTTTGCAGCATCCAGGCACGTCTGGATAAATCTACGATCATCCTCATCTGGATCATCTAATTTTAGATAATCAACAAGATAATCTAAATCTATCTCACTCACTTTCCTTATTATCACCGCCTTCTTTCTCTTCCAGGATCGTAATCAATCCAATCTTCAAAAGATCAGAGACAACGGGAGTCTTTTCAACATCCCGTATCTCATCTTTCTTCATTGTCATGCTGCCATAAAAATTAACACATGCCTTGATTTTCATTCGCTACTCTGCACCCATAACCATCTTGGCGATCTTCTGCTCGTTTTCGACTTTTGCATCCATTTCCATCCATCCAACAATTCCTGTTGCGTGCTGTGTTGCAAATTTTTCTCGCAGTACATTGATTTCTAAAGCTTCAACAATTTTAACTGCAAGACCAGACATGTCTCCATAGTAAATTGTTGTTGCAGATGCTGCTAATTCTGGCATATTATCAGAGCAGTATATTGGTTTTCCTAATAATGTTTTTCCAAACGGACTGTTTACATCATCTTGTAACAGATATCTTCCGTTATTATCTTTTAACTTACGGATTGCTGTTCTTGTCTTAGAGTTCATGATCCACATTGCATTTTGCTGGAAAGCATCTTTAATGGAATCCTGAAGATCAATCAGCTCATCAGCTTTAATCACTGTTGCTTTTGCCGCTGTTGTAGCAAGAGTAACACCTTTCAGTCCTTCAATTTTTTGATCAGTCCCGATCAAAAGTTCTTTTTCAATGAATCTTGATACATTATATGCCATCTGATCAATCACAAAAGACACGATATCAAACTGAGAATTGTTGATTAACGAATTTGAAAGCAATGATAACACGCCTGATAAGTATCCAGTTAAAGAAATCGTTGTAAACTTCCCAGCTTTTGATTCCAGTTCTGTAAATTCATCATTGTACGCCATTACAATATTATCTGCATCTGCTTTGTACTTTGGAATTTTCAACTCACCTTTTACATTGTATTTCGTTGTCTTTTCTAAAATTGGAGAAATATCATACACTTTTTTGATAATCTTATTTGCGATTGTCTGTGGAATCAATGCACCGTTATCTGTTTTTGTTAGGTTTTCCGCACGATGCTCATCTGTAACTACTCCCCTGATGTAATCCGCAAGTGCTCTTTCCTCATCTTCTGCTCTTTTTTCTTCTTTCTTTTCCGGATCATCCTCTGGTTCTTCTCTTTCTCCACGTTCTTCAATGTTTTTCTTCATCTCATTAAGAATAACAATCGTTTTATCAATTCTCTTAATTTCATCATTTATTGATTCTGCCCGCTTCTCTTCATCTTCTGTGATAGCTCTTTCTTCTGATTCCAAAGTTGCATATAAGAATTTTAACTCTTCAACTTTTTCCGCTCTAGTTTCTCTTAATGCTTTAATGTTATCCTTTCCTTTACCATCTCCGGCAAAAAACTGGATATTCATTTTCATGCGTCTGCCTTTTTCTCTGTTTACTCTTGTATTCTTCCTTAGATAGTACCTCCTGCTTCTTCGATCATCTTTTTGATCTTTTCTTTGCTTTTTTCTACTTCATTTTCAGGTTTCTGTTTGTTGATATAATCAAGATCATCTTCCTGGGCTCTGACTTCAATTTTCTCTTCGTCTTCAGCTCTTGCTTCGATCGTTGTTGAATTATACCAAGGCTTCATCCTGTCATCGATAATTGACACTTCTGTCAGCTCAAGATCTGAAATCCTGCGAATACTCATGCCGTTTTCTTCCGCACGTTCTTCTCTAGGTTTTCGAAAACCAAAAGACCATCCTCTCAGTCTCTTTTCTTCTGCTGCCTTCACAGTTTCTTCATCTGTTACTTCTGCACGTGCCTTTAAGCCGATCACATCTTCTTTCAATGTCAGATTACTCTTTGTTCCTCCGATTTCTTTTCGATGATCCAAACATAATTTGACTTCGTCTATCTTCCTCATTGCCCTCTGGAACACTCCAGGCTGAATTTCTTCGAGAAAATAACCACCGTTTCCGTCGGGAAGTGGGCGAGATCTTCGATTTGTAACATTTACATATCCTTCAATTGTGACGGATTTCTTCCCATCTCGCCCTGCTCTGACTTCGATTTTCCTTCTTCGTTACCTCCTTCTCCTAATTTGTGCATTTGATTTGTGTTAGGTACATACAGCATCTTACTTTTTGGATCATACAAAACATCTTGAAGTCCTAACTTGACCATATTCATGCCCAATGGCTCCATATTTTCGCGTTCTCTTATCTCATCTGTCTGCAACCAACCAGTGTCAGATGCTTGTTTATACGCATTATATCTTTTTTCAATATCTCCCTTCGTTAGTTCATACAGATCTGCTGCAAAATAATACTGATCTTTTTCAGATTCAAGTAACAAAACTTTGTTGATTGCTGTTGTGAACTCATCTAAAAGATTTGTGACACAATACTTAATAAATTTCTTATCGTCTTCCTCATTTCCACCACCATTCAGCATTGATGATGGAATCCCCAGCATCTTGCAGCATTCATTGCTGTTCGTCTGCTTGTTTTCATTCATCTGCATTTCAACGGAGGTGTTTGAGGATTCCTGAAACTCTAACCCATTATTCAAAACAACAACATTTTCTGTATTGTTTTGATACAGTCTTCTAAATGCTGCTTTAATACTGTCTAATGCTTCCTGTGTAAGAGTTCTTGGAGATTTAATGAATCCTTTCTTATTTCCACCTGTTCTTACTAATGATTCTTCAAATTTCATATTATTGTACATAATCGACAATAATGTTTTATTTGTCTCAATAAGTGAACGTCCACGTACTCCATCATTTGTATTTCTAAGAAGTTTAATAAAATCTTCTGGAAAATATGATTTTCCCTGCACCAAGATAACATATTGTTTAAATATCACATCCGGTCCTTTTGCAAATCCTATATTTCTCTGATCAACATAGTGCAATGATTTCACATTCAGTCCACTTTTGTTCACATAACAAAAGCCACCTCGTCCAAGATAGTAATCTCTAAACATTGCCTGTTTCATCTGCTTCGCATCCATTGTATCTCCAGTATCTTCGTTCAACAGTTTTACTCTGTTGTCTTCGACCTCTTCAACACGTTTTCCATTTTTGCGATACAGTTTTATTGGAACATTAGCCGCTGTTTTTACGATTAGATCAATATTGCCCTCAAGTGCTGGAATCTCTTCCGCTATCTCTCTTGTAACAATATCGGCTCCTAAACTCGCACGAAGTAATAAATCCTCTGCACTTTTTGCTTCTTCCGTTTCCTTTTCTGCCTGCTTCGGCTCTGCTCTTTCTCTCTTTTTAAAAAATGCCCTTTCTGCCCTCCTATGCCATCTGTACGGCAAAATCATCAACTCCATACAGATCGTATTGCTGCAATAAGTACATGGCGTTGATTAGACTCACTACCATATCGACTTTTCCAGCAGATTTTTTCTTGTTTACATATTTATTTAAGTTGGTGTCTTCCGTGCATCGTGCATTCTGGAAGTTGATCTCTAGTAATCTGTTTGAATCGTAAACAAATTCTTTAGATAAGATTTTTTCTTTCAACAGCTTCGTTGGAGCATGTAACACAGAACTGTGCTGCTTAATCTCAACACATTCATATCCTGCTGCTTCAAATTTCTGCACTGAAGAAATTGCATTCCATTTATCGTACCCAATCTGCATGATCGTCACCCCATACTCTTCTTCCAATGTCATGATCTTATTTTCAACAACACTATAATCAATAACCTCATCTCCACATGCGATACAATCACCATTATCAATGCAGCGTTTATAATTTACGTGTTCCTTGCTTGTCTTTTGCTCGATTCGTCCATCTGGTAAGAATCCAAGTACCTTTGCATAAATAATCCCGTTTTCTTCCGTAACCATTGCTGCGGCTGTATTATCTTCTGACAATGACAGATCCAGACCAATCCAAACTTTTCTACCTTTCCACCATTCTTTTTCTATTTCCCCAAAACATAATTTAACTTTCTGGATATCAATGTAACCTTCGACTCCAAGACCTTTATATCGAATGTTATTATGCTTGCACAAATAGTTTTCTCTCTTGTTTTCATACAAGATCGCTGCTGTTCTTTTTTTTATGATATTCTTATAAACCGCTTTTTTCTCTACTGCGATCGGATTCGATTGATAAATACAGCGGTTATCCTTCTGCCATGTTTCTCCTGTTTTCAACTCATCATCCGGCTCGTAAAGTAGAGAAAAATATGTACCAACGTCCTCAGACTCAAGTACTCCATCTAATAATTTTTTTGCAATATCAACCTCATCAATAAAAACATTATCATCGTTCGGATACTGCGTGCTTATAACCATTCCAAGGTTGTTAATGATCTCGATCTGAGATGATCGCATCGCTTCCAGTGGATATGAATCCATTCCACCAGCTTCATCTGCAACAAACGCATTCGCCAGTCTTGAATCCAAGTTGTCATTGCTATATGCCAACGGTGTAAAATCACTCTCGTTAATATTGCAAGTTACCTCACTTCTTAAAATCTTAAATGCTGGATCTTCCTCATCCATCAATAAAGGACTGCTTTTCAGAATCTTTCGAACCGCAAGTTTTACCTCAGAAGACTGTGCCAGCGTTGGAGCAACAGAAAAATATCTGCCAAATCCAACACCTGTCAGCATCAATAAGATTATGATCACCGCACAATAAAATGTTTTATGATTTTTACGCGATATCTCTAACAGAGCTGTCGTGTAATATCTGATCTTGCAAGATGCAAAACTAACTTTGTTATCATCATAGATCTCACTTCCTTCTCTCCACATCGTGCAAAGTGTCGCTGTGATCAGCAACCATGCATAATCTTCCATTGCATCATAAATGCTGCAATGCACATCTGGATGAACCATCAGCTTTAATAAGTTACATATCTTCTCATATTCTTTCTCATCTACATAAGCATCAGCATTTGTATCATCTGCAATGTCAATCCATTTCTTTGCCTGTAATTTCACATAATGCGGTACCATTCCATCTGTTTCTTTAAGTGCCCATTGTGCATACTTGTATGCTCTTCCATCACGAACCATTTAAAGCCGCCAAAAGAGGATTATCTTTCTTTTCTGTTTTCTTTGGAACGGATCTTAATGCGGATGCAATCGTCATTATGTTTTCTTTCTCAATATCAAGCAGCATTTTTCTCTTTGCCTGCACCTGTTTATCCAGGGAAACCAGATTTTTTTGCATCCCAAGTTCCAGGTTATAATACTCTTTCACTGTCATTTCTTCCTCATCAATCATCTTCTGATAATTTTCCCGGAGGTCAAGCAACTGCTTATAAATTGCTTCTCTTTTATCTTCAAAGTCTTTACATTCTGCATATAACTGACAATAACGATTAATTACGCTGCTATATAGATCGTCATTTTTCTCTATTTTTTCAAGTAATTTTTTAATCCGCAGAAACTCTTTGTGAGCCACTGGATCATTTTTTACTTCTTTTCGTTCTTTTAATTTTTCACCAGTCAAAAGAGCTTTTTCCGCATTTTCCCTAGATGCCAGCTCTTTTTTTGTTCGATGACTCTTTTTTTCCAGTCTAATTACATTTGCTGGTTTTGTTGGTGTTGGCATTTAAAGCTCCCTCCTTTCAAAATGCTGATGTGGGAATTTTTTGTAAAGAAAGATGGGGCGTCGGTCTGGAGGAGGTCCAATTTTTTAAATTTTGAACCCCGGGGGGGATACCTTGCGGCACCCTCAGTCAGCCGATGTTATCTCTCTTTTCATTCTGCTCACGAGCGATCTCATGCAGTACCTCTCTGTCTATCTCTCCACGTTCTGCCATCTCATGATGAAAGCCACACACTGTGATCAGGTTCTCATCCTCAAGCCTCTGATCATAATCAGTTGCAAGCGGTTCAATATGGTGGACAGATAGATCATCATAGTTATGCTTACGCATTGTTCCAGTCATCAATCGGATACAGCACTGACATAAGTAATGATCACGTTCTCTGATCTCTTTGCTCTTGTCCTGCCATGCCTGTGTTCGATGGAATCTATAAGCCTTTGTATCTCTCTTTATTCTCTTTGGCTTGCGACCGCAATCATAATTCTTTGGATGTATTCGACCACAGTACTGACATGATTTCAACATAGCTATTCCCTTTCTTAATAATCAATTGCAGAGGATGGAATCGAACCACCGACCTACAGCTAAGGAGGCTGTCAAGCTACCACTGCTCTACTCTGCTTTATCTTCTTTGTCAGAGTCTGACAAAATCGTGACATCAGGATTTGAACCTGAAGGAGCGAAACTAGTACGCCAAATTAAAACCAGATTATTGCCCGCATATAAATAAACATTGAAAGGAGGTAAAGAATCATTATGCAAGATTCTTTTATTTTTTTTATATCATGCTCCTGTTCCTAACAACTGCCACGTTGTAATATCCAAGAAGTTTGTCGGAGTCTGACAAAATTGTGTATAGCTATTGTCATTGTTAACTGTTACACTTCCTGGATAAATGCGAAATGCTGGAGTCGAACCAGCTACCAGTGATTTATAAGATCACCACTCTGACCGTTGAGTTAATTTCGCAGACTTCCACACTTGTGGAATTTCACTTTCATGAACGCTCTTCTTGACTTGACATATCTTATAATTTTGTAAATGCCATAAGATTTTTTTCTTTCTTATAAATGCATCTTATTTTTGTCATGTAACTTAACATAATAAATTTGAGTTAACTTTCCTGTACAAAAAAAATCAAACGCCAAAATCTAATTTTGAAATCGCCTGATCTGTTTCATCTTGTTCAACTCCTATGTACCTCAATGTTACATGAATATCCGAATGATTGAATAACTTCATTAGCATCACTGCATCATGCGTTGCCTGATACATGTGATATCCAAATGTTTTACGCATTGTGTGAGTACCCAGATTATAAACGCCAAACTCTTCTCCTGCATTCTTAATAACTTCCCATGCACGCTGTCGGCTAATCGGTCGGTGTGTTGCTGGGTTTTCCAGAAGATATTGTAAATCATCTTTCCCGCGTGTCCATACCTCTAAGATCTTCTTGAGATTCTTATTTATGATGAATCTCTTTTCTTTCTTTGTCTTTTTTTCTCTCATAGATATGTAATCTTTTCCACGTACATCTTTTACTCGAAGCTTTAAGATGTCTGACACACGTAAGCCTGAGTAAATTCCTGTTACAAACATCACATAATCTCGCTCATTATTTTGTTTCAGATAACGTGCAATATCCATAACCGTATTCATGTCTCTTATAGGCTGTACAGTGTTCAATCTCTTTCACCTCTTTTTAGGTATAATAAAAGCACCCTAGACTTATCTCCAGCGTGCTTTTTATCTTTTCTTCATTTCTTTACAATGACATAATATCACATGTGAGTGTTGCATGGTGTTGCATCTTTTAATTTTTCGCATCTTTTTTCATCTTTCTTATACTTGCTTTGATAATTGCATGCAATTGTGCCTGCTTCATACAATCCTTCCCTAGTATACGGCCTGCTTCTTCTTCCATCTTGTGAATCTCCTCTGTGCTTCCACATTCTCTTTTTAGTAATTCTGTTACCTTTTCTAAATATTTATCCATAATTAGCTCCTTTCTTTACAGCAAAAAAGGACAGGCAATGCCTATCCTTTTACTTTTAGACCCAATCATTCGTATATACACTTTATCATTTTTTATAGTAAACTTCAAGAGTCACTTGATGCAAATGCTTATGATCATCAATCCAAAATAAGCTATTGTACATTTTATTGATCTTACATTCTGCCCCATTTTCCTGTATCTTCTTTCTCCGTACAAATAGAATTGAGCTAATACAAAAGTAAGTATTTTCAAGATAATTCTTATGATTCCTACCCATTGTGGTTCTAGTCCTAACACATAAATTACTCTTGTCATTTTTCCACCTCTAGCATTTTCGTCATTGTCTTATCTTGTAACAACATTTCCATCATTGCCATTCTTTTTAATTCTTTTTCCGAGTACTTATGTTCAGAAGTATTATTTTTACTGCTGCCGTTTAAATCAAAAATATTATGCTTCTGGATAAATACTTTAAAGAGAAATTCTACTTCTTCTTTCCATAGTTCTTTGTAAAACTCATATTCAATTCTTATCTGTGTTTCTTCAAATTTCGTACATTCTATCAGAATAATAGATCTTTTGCCTATTCCACTTGAATAAGTGTATATCCTATTAAACCACTCATCTCCAAAAGTCTTATTCGCTATTTGCAGAATCAACTGTTTTTCAAATTTATTCTTATATTTAAATTCAAAGTTCTCCTTTTTTTCATCTGATAAATCAGCTTCTTCAACGTCATACTTTTTCATTAACTTTTTTAATTTTCGTTGTGCTGTTTCTTTTTCTCCACCAACACCACGCTCTGCCAATGCTTTCAGCTTATTCAGCAATTGTTTTTTCTTATCATCCATTATTTTTCCTCACTTTTAAGGTATTTTTGCAGTTTTTCATCTGATATTACAAATTTACCAGCATTTGCTACTACTGCCTCGTGTAGCTTCCGCAATGCTCCAATCATCATCTCAATTTCATATGAATCTTCAAAGTCTATCTGTGCTTCACAAAATTCATGGTCATAAGGATATGGAGCGTTATATACGGTCGGCTTTTCAAAACGTGAAATTATTCCAAACTTTTCATTCCCTGGCATGCTTATCGTTATTTTCATTCGATCAAGTGTATTTTGTCCTCTTTTATCGTTTGAATATATTCTCATATTCTTACCTCCAATACCCAGCGATACTATTCACCTGGTGCCAAACTACTTTTCTATTTTGTGCTGCATTCCGTTTTCGTTGTCGCTTTTCGTCTGCCAATTCTTTCATTACCTCGTAATAATATCTATCTTCCCAGTATCCGATGGCTGTTTCTGTTACTTTTGCCTTCTTGGCTGCTTCTTTTGTTGTTAATTTGCATCGGATCATGTTCTTTATCGTTTTCTTTTTAAATTCTTCTATAAACTGTCTTTTCGGCATATTGCTCCTTTCTGCCCGACCGAAGCCGGGCATTCTTTGCATTAGTTTTCATCACGTTTCTTATGAGCTATATTGTAACTGGATCTTTATTTAATTGTTTTGTGTGGTATATAAATATCCAGTGCCAAGCCTAACGGCTTGGATCTCTGCCTGCGACACAAGATATGAATGGATTTGTAGAACAAAATAATTTATAGTTATGTATCAGGCAGAGATCTAAGCCGTTAGCACTCAAAGCTCATTTCTTGTCAGAGTCTGACAAAATTTCCTGTGCTAGTTCAATTCCTTTCTTGTATTTCCTGTACACTGTAGTTCTATCCATGTTCATTTTTTCTGCAATATCCGTCATTTGCATATAGCGGATAAATTTAAGGACAAGAACCATCTGACACTCTTTGTCTCCGATTTGTCTAATCACGTTTGATGCCGTTTTTTTATAATCAATTAATCGGTCAATCCTTGCATAAATATCATTTTCGATGTCCGCAATCTTTGATGTGATCTCAGCCATCTTATCATTGCATCCGGACGAAGACTGTACACGATTACTATCTAAGGTGCTTGTTGTCTTCGTCGCTATGTCCATGTAACTTTTTTTATCTTCGATCAATGCATCAATCTCATTGTCCATCCATCGAATTTTTTTCAGAAAATTTACTGTTTTGTCAAAATCATATTCCAATTGTTCAAACCTCCTAGATATGTTATACTTTTCTGGAGGCATTGAACTTTTGTCAGGGGTTCTTGTCTCTCTTTTTTTTGCTTATTTTACTTCGAATCTCCACTTGTACAGATCAACTTTCAAAAAGCATTCGTTGTAAGTTGTCCATCTCGTTGCTCTTACTGCCACATGAACCATGTTCTTGTAAACCTTTACAACTTTGCCTTTAACGATTCGAAACTCGTCTCTGTCTTCATTGGTCTTTTTCTTTGGAACCCAGATCGTGATCTTTCTTCCAGGTTTGATATTTCTCAATTTTTGTTCAATCATCTCAAATGTGATCAGATCTCTCGCTTTCGCTGTAAAGTCTGATACCGCATATTTTCTCTTTGCCATTTACAATCCCTCCTGCTGCTTTCTCAGTAACTGTTTTTCTAGGTCATCGAAGTCATAATCTCGTTGTGTAAAATTATGCTGCACTGTTGGTTTTGGAGCATTTGCCCTCGCTTTTGGTTCTTCAACAAATTGCTCATATGCTCTATTGATCCATCCATTCAGGAATCGTGGCATACCACGTTTTGTTTTTCGTTTTTGTTTGTTGTTAGTCAGCCAAGCAAGTGCTTTTCGCATCTGTGCATCAATGTCAATATCAGGATAGAGTCGTTCAAATTCTTTCACGTCGTTCTCAGTGACCACGTAATCATCACCATTTTTCAACGGCATATGATATTCTCTTGCCACCTGATAGAGCTGTTTGGAATCTTGATTATCGTTCTCCTGCTTCTGCTGCTCGGAATGTTCCGGCAGTATGTTATTATTACTCTTACCTACACTAACCTTACTCTTACCTATACTGGGGATACATTCTGTATCCAAGTTGTATCCATCTTGTAATTGATTACTTTTTTGGAACTCATAAACACCATTTTCATCAGTTTCAAGCATTCTTTTTTCTTGCTTATAATCGGTTTCGTGATATCTGTCATTTTGTATGTAATTATGCATTCTCCAATGTCTTACCACGATTACACCAGTTTCGCTAAATACTAATATAAATGATTTAGCAATCAAGATATTTAGATCATCTTTGTTACTCCCAATCATTCGTTGAATCCTATTTGCATTATCAATAAAGCCATCATCATCGGCTCTCATCGCAAGGTGAAAATATAATGCCTGAGCCGATAACGGTAAATCCAAAAATGCATCTGAATCAATTAATCTTTTATTGAACATCCTTCTGTTCGCCATCGTAATCTACCTCCACCTTTTTTGTCATATCTCTCTTGTATTTTTGTAATGCCTCTATCATAATCTTCAGGCGAATCGTAGCATCTTCATCTTTAATTTTTGTGCTTGGAATCTGCTTTTTGACATATCCCAATACAGTTTTTACGTCCTGGAATGTGAATGTTGTACTTTGAAGGTCTTTTTCTGTCAAATTTCTATTTTCCAACGCCCATTTACAAGCATGATCGCACTCTTTTATATAGCCGCAGATATTACAACATCCTGGGCACTCTGCTATGTTTCGATCTGGCTTGAACTTTTCAATTACTTCGGCAATATTACATGTAAATTTTTGATCATATGCACACTTTGGCACTTCATTAGATTGTTTCACCGCTTTTTGATTCGATTGTATATTCTCACATCGGTAACGGCACTCATGTGCATGATCACACAATCTACAACACCCTGGGCATGGTCCATTTGTTTGTAAATGCTCCTGCTGCTTTGCAATAAGCTTTGTGTGACAGATCTTGGAATCATCATATCTACACTTCACTTTTTCTTTAGAATCTTCCTTGATTTCTTTTACGTGCGATAACTTAACATCTTCTTGTTCTGCAAGATCTTGCTGCACTTCCTGCGGTAATGTTGCCATTTCATTTGCGACTGATACAGCGATTTCACCCTTTTCAAATTTCTCTTTTGCATTATCAACAAGATTGCGGTTAATACTCTCTAATTGTGCAACCTTTGTTCTAGAAACCCCTAAGATTGTGGATATCAGTTTACGCATATCGGTAGATGATATTTTTGTCTCATTCTCCTTTGCGTACTGATCGAGTAAGATCCTGAGCTTTTCCGCTTCCTGCATCTTCTCATATTCCGTACGCTCTCGCTGTGTGGAATTACTTAAGATCAGATTTAATTTACCAATCGTACTCGTCGTATCTTCTACAACGCACGGAACAAATTCAAATTCATTCATTCCCATTTCTTCTACGTTATAAATCGTCGCCAATCTCCTGCGATGGCCCTCATTTACTTCGTACTCATCAATGTCTGTCTTTTTCACACGTAGTGGATTTTTGATTTCTCCTGCGATTCTAATCGCAGCCGCAAGCTTTTCAATTCCTTGCGTGTCGTAAAAGTTGTCGGGGCTTGGTTTCAATTTAGTGTAATGAATCATCTGGATTCGTGGAGCAGCCTTCTTTTTTCCCTGTGTCTGCTTCTGTCCGATACTTTCTAAGATATCATTCATATCCATATTTACTGCACCTCCTTGATCAGCTCTTCGGTGAAATCATTATAATCAAGGCATGCATTCTTCGTGCTTCTGCACTTTCGAAGCGGCATCCTTCTGTATGTGGAATAATTTACGGATGCACAGTCCCGAATAAGGCTCTTGAATATCGGATACTGATGTCTGTTTACCAGATCAATCAGCCCTATCTTATTTGCTTTCGTCGGTTTCCAGAGTGTGATCAATACCTTGTACTCACACTCTGGTGCAAGATCCAAAATATCCTGAAAATGTTCATCAAAGAATGCCAGTCCGTTAATGCTGTTCTGATCCAATTTCACAGGAACCACGCAAAGATCTGCTGCTACCAATGCAATTTTTGTATATAATTCAAACGTCGGGTGACAATCTAAAATTACATAATCATATCGATCTTCACCTAATTGATGAATCTGGTCTTTCAATTCAATAGGACTGTAGATCTTAACAAATTCAAGGTTACGATCTGCCTGTACAATATCAAGATTTTTGAATTTTGTTCTTCTGATTGCTGTTTCAAGGGTATATTTACCTTGTAAAACTCCTGTTAAACTTTTCTTCTTTTCATCGTATTTTCCATAAAAATATGATGCGTTCCCCTGCGGATCACAGTCAATCAACAGCGTTTTATAGCCTTTTTCACTTAAATTGTAAGAAAGATTTACCGCTGTAGCTGTCTTTCCAACCCCACCTTTATAATTCATGATTGTTACTACCTTCATAGTCTTTTTCCTCCATTATTCTTCTATTAAATTTCTTCAATTCTTCTGCATCATGTTTCAGATGCTTTGATTCGTTCATAATATACAGCTCTTTATTCCCACATTTCGGACAGGCACAGTCAAGTGTGACGCTCCAGAACCGTTTCCTGCATTTTGGACAAAGATTATCCCAAAATGGCTCTGTGTAGTCTGTTATTCCATCTCCGTAAATACGATCCATAAACACCCCTTGAAAAAATTTAACAATAATGGTACACTTTAATTGCTTTGAATATGTACATTGAAAAATTTTTTCGCGTACTTGGGTGCTCATGTGAGCACCCCTTTTTTATTTAAAATCCTTTTTAACCTCGGTAATTTTGCTTTCCATTGTTCGCTGAACATCTTTTGCTGCTGCTTCGATTATTCGGTTTCCCATATTCATATATGAATTTCTAACAACTCCAAGTGCAGCAATTACAAACGGAAGCGTGGCATCAGTTACTGGTGGCATCACTTTACAAATTTCATCAACATATTCGAACCCGATCTTATAAAGATCATTTATACGTTCCCTGTCTGTAAACCCATCTCTATTCATAGCCACATCTATTACCGTGTCTGTCAGTTCCATTACACGCTCTTTTGTCATTTTTCTTCACCTTCTTTCCTTGCATACTGCAATGTAAGAACAGCTTTACAAAGTCTCTGACACTTTTGGACAATGTCTAACCAAGAAAACTCCTCACTTGCATCAATTACTCCATCCATCGTGATCCGAATAATATCCGGTTCACACTGAATGAACTCATTCATCTCATTGATCATCTGTAACGCTGCTTGTGAGAGCGGAATCTCTAACACATCCGGTAAGATTGCATTTCCTACCATGCTTTTATGCTTTAAATGCTGATAAGCTAAGTAATTAGCTCCGCCATAGATCTCTGCCATTTTGATAACTGTATCATCCGCAGGAATCCTTTTATCAGATTCATAGCTTCGGATACTTTCAACAGATAATCCGATCAGCTCCGCAGAACGTTCTTGTGTCATTCCTGCCGCTTCTCTGGCAGCCTGATAAATGTTCTTCATGCTTCTTACGCTCCCTTAAATACGATATCTTTCCATGACTGTTCTGTACCTTCTTTTTCCTCGAACTGACTCATTGGGATTCTGATCAGCTTTCCCATTCGTAAAGCCTGAATCTCACCACTCTTTACCATCTTTGTTACAAATGACTGTGAACAGCTCATTTTCTCAGCAAATTCTTTTGGTGAGAGATACTGTTCACTTTTCTTTTGTTCTTTGAATTCTCTCATTTGTCTTTCTAACTCTTCAACTCTTTGCTCTAAATACATTATTTTCACCTCCTGGTATTACTACTGCCTCTTCTCTGGAAGCTTGGTAAATGTTTCTTCTCCTTATTCCTGCAAAGGGCATTATGAAGGGACCATTTTATATGTAATTCAATATGATAAATAACACTTATGGTATCTTTTTGTTATTTTTAATATAAATAAAAGTTCATGATTGTAGGGAATCAATTTTTGGTCCTATCGCGAATGTCATCCTGCGATTCTGGTCCCTCCATAATACCCTTTGCGTTCAAATTATTTTTCGATTCTGATTCGTTTTATTTCTTCTGCCATCTTTTTCGTTAACTCTGTTTTAATAACTGCTGCCAATTCCTTATTTTCAAATGCAACACCATCAGCTAATAAGTCAATCATCTGTGCAAGTGCATCATAGGTGGATGCCTTCTCTTTCACTGCAACCTACGGCTTATTAATTTCATCCTCATGATTCTTATTGACTCTGTTTGCAACTGCATATAAAGATTGTTTCTTTTCCATGATTCTTACCTCCTACTTGTCTATATCAGTCTCTTACGGCACCGATTCATTCGGTGCTTTTAAATTTGTTCTCATCCCATCTCGATTTTTTGCGTATCAATTCTGTACATTCCAACCAATTGGAATCACAGTCTGGCATTTCTTCACAATAACTACATGGCTCTGCAAAATTTGCGACATGTCCCTCTGTTGACTGCACTCTCAACGAATGCATATGTCTCAATGCGCATCGAATCCCTTTATTTTCTTGTTCTGACATATTAAGTGATAGTCTGCTTTTTTCTTCTTCCATCTGATAATTCAATATCTTTGCAAGAAATTCACAATCATATGAAATATCTCTTATCACTTTTTCCAGATCAGCATATGTCTCGCATTCTTTCTTTAGTTCTTGATAGCATTTTTCTGTTTCTTGTCTGATCACCTCTAGTGTTTCAGATACTTTCTCATGCATGTCTTCCAACCTCCTTTCGATACTATGGCTACCGATTTCTTTGAAAAATCAGTAGCGCTGGTTACTGTTATCCATTTTCTAAATGCTATATAATAATTAACGTAATCCGTTAATCATTATTTAAAAAAAAGTTGTAATCACTTATTTTTAAATATTTTGCTATACTAACTAAAGTCTCAACTGTAAGTTTAGACTGCCCATTTGATAGCCTTGAATAAGCCATTGCGGACATCCCAATATTTTTAGCAAACACTCCTTTTTGAATATTTCTCTCTTTGCGAATTTGCTCAATTTTTTCGATTGTTCTGTCCAATGTATCACTTCCTTTCATTAACGTATTTGGTTATTTGATGATTTGATTATATTATCGTTTTCCGTTAATGTCAAGTCGTTTTTAACGTTTTTTTAAATTATTCCGTTAATAATTATCGTTTTTCGTTATTTCATGTTACACTAATTAAATATTAGGAGGTGATTATTTGAATTTTGGTGATAGATTAAAAGAAGCCCGCATTGATAAGCATCTACGCCAGTCTGACTTAGGAAAAATTGTTGGAGTTTCTGGACAAGTTATATCAAATTTAGAAAGAAGTTATACCACAGGATTCAGTCCTGAAATGTTAAAAAAATTAGCAAATGCACTTGACGTTAGTGCTGAATATTTAACCGGCAATAATGGTTATGAACGCCCTGATCCTTATGAGTTGAATGGTCGTGATAAGTATGATATTTCAAAAGATCTTGACAAAATGAGGCTTAAAATAAAAAATCATGAAAATTCTCAACTCAATTATGATGGAATTGAAGTTACCGAAGAAGATGCAGAGCTGTTGATGGATGCAATTGAATTAGCACTTAAAAGAATAAAAAAGAAAAATAAAGAAAAATACACGCCAAACAAATACAAAAATAATTTGTCAGACTCTGACAAACCACAAAAGGAGGAATAATCATGGGGTTATTTAAAAGTAAAGAAGAAAAGGAACAATTGAGCGAAGAAAAAATCAATAAATTATTAGAAAAACATGGTCTTCAAAATTTTCCTGAAGAATATCGCAATACTTTAAGATTTACTATGATGCAAGAAAACGCTATCGATGTAGTTCAATTTTCTCCAGGTAAAAACGAAAAAGCATATCTGGAATTATGTAATTCCAGATTATCAATCATTCAGGAGCAAAACTGGATGATTATTAAACTTTTACATGATATTGCACAAAAATAATTTTGTCAGACTCTGACAAAGGAGGGGAATAGTATGCCAATTAGATTTTCATTTAATTTAGAAACTGGTGTTTATAGCATTAAAGATATTCCAAGAGAAAAGGTAAAACGACAAAAAGGAAAAAGTCTTTTGGATTTTCCTACTAATTATACAGTGATTGATATTGAAACTACCGGATTAGATGCTTCTTATGATTCCATTATTGAAATTGGAGCTATTAAAGTTATAAATAATTCTGTAGAATCAACATTTTCTTCTTTAGTAAAACCTCCTGCTCTTGAATATGATCCAGAATATGATGATTGCGATTTTCTAATTGATGATAATGAAGAAAAATATTATTATGTTGATTCTTATATCACAAATCTAACTCATATTACAAACGAAATGCTTGACTCTGCTCCAGAACCTAAAGACGTTTTAAAAGATTTTCTCGATTTCATTTCTGATGATATTTTAGTAGGACATAATATTAATTTTGATATTAATTTCTTATACGATAATATTTTAAAATATTACGGCAAAAAATTAGATAACAATTTTGTTGATACTTTGCGACTTTCACGAAGGTTTCATAAAGATCTTCTGCATCACAGATTGTCTGACATGGCTGATTTTTATCAAATTGATGATTCTGGAGCACACAGATCTTTAACTGACTGCACTACAACAAACGAATTGTATCAGTGCCTATATGATTCAATGATCAAAGAATATGGTTCTGTAGAAAAATTTACTGAATCAGTGAAGAAAGAGCATAATGGAATTGATGTAAATTCAATAACAACTTCTAATACAGAATTTAATAAATTACACCCTCTGTATCAAAAAGTTTGTTGCTTTACTGGAAAACTGGAGAACTTGCCTCGAAAAGATGCTATGCAACTTGTTGTTGATCTGGGTGGTCTAATCGCTAATTCAGTAACAAAGAAAACAAATTATTTAATACTTGGTAACAACGATTATTGTCCACGAATTAAAGATGGAAAAAGTAATAAACAGAAGAAAGCAGAAAAACTAAAACTATCTGGTCAGGATATTGAAATTATATCTGAAAATACATTTTATGAAATGCTAGACTTTGAAGCTTAATTACAATATTATGAATCAACTATGGGTGGAAACATTACAATTCCATCAGCGGTTGCTGAAAAAGTTAAAATACTAAATAACTAGCTTGCATACAAAATTATTCTATGATAAGCTAATTTATGATATGGTCGTTGTGTGAAAATGACTAGCATTATCCCTCTTATCATTCTGATATGGTAAGAGGGATTTTACTTTACCCTAACATTGGTAATATACAGTGCTGGTATATATTAGCAGTTGATATTTTGCCAGTAATGTATTATCTTTAAATCAAGAAAAAATTGAGATATTTTGTCAGACTCTGACAAAATGAGGGAGTGATGTTTTTGAACCAGAAAATCAGAAGACTAACGCACGGACTGAAAAAGAAATACCATACTTCTGATCCATTTGAACTTATTGACTATCTTGGAATTGAACGATTCGAGGGACCTCTTGGCAATCTGCTCGGATGTTACATGATGATCAAGAGATCTAAATGCATATTCATAAATTCAGATATTGAACTTGAATGTGTACATAAAATCGTATGTGCTCACGAACTTGGGCATGCGATTCAACACCCAAAGATAAACTGCAATTTCATTGGTGATCGTACCCTGTACAGTAAATCCAAAATTGAAATTGAAGCAAATACATTTGCTGCGGAACTTCTGCTTCCAGATGATATTGAACGTGAATATCCTGGAATGACTGTTGATCAGATTGCTGCACAGCTCGGAGTTGTCCCTGAGTTAATAAAGCTTAAATATTAA